ATTAAGTCCTTGAATCCTCATCTTCACTCTTGGAAAGATGAATAAGGCTCGACCATCTAAAACGCCTGCGTTTTGGTCGATAGATTGTCCTCATAGGGCGCGGTTTCGCTTGTTTGTTGCTACTATTCGTCGTCTTTATGACGTTGATGTTAGAGCGCCAAGCTTCCGAGGCTCGCCTGTTGAGCGTTTCAATCTGTTTAAGGGGTTTTGTAGTGCTCCCCTTGAGCGGATAGATCATCCTTGGGATGTCGAACTGCACAGAAAGAGTTGTGGGCGTCGTGCCCGCTTCTCGATCTGGATGTCCCTCTTTTTGTTTCGGAAAACATTACCGTCTTCGGCACCTGACTGTCATCAGTTTTTAGATAAGGTCTCTCAGGACCCTCCTGAAACTGATGGTGAGTTTATGGCGTTTGTTCGTGAAGAAGTCCCAAAGTTGTTCAAACTTGGTTGGGATAAGCGGTACTTCAACTATTGCGACACGGCAGTAGTTAGTACAAGCGCTTGCTTTGAGAACAAACGTAATGAAGGCGGTAGTCGTGCATATTGGTTAGGAAAGGGAGAAGATGCTCGTTCACAGTTTTGTAACTATGTCCGAGAGTCATCCAAAAGTCTTCCGAATAGGACTTCTAGGTTGGCTTCTGTTGCTACTGCCGGTAAGATACGTTTGATCAGCGTACCTCCGGCGGATTATCAGACTCTTCTTCCTCTTCATAAGTGTATGTACGGTCATTTGTCAAAGAAGGACTGGCTTTTGCGTGGTGATGCAGAAGCCAGTAGCTTTAAGGAATTTCTTAGAAAGGAAGGTCAGGTGTTTGTCAGCGGTGATTACGAATCAGCGACAGACAACTTGAACGTTGGTGTACAGAAAGAGATTCTGAGGTTGATTCTTCAGAATTCACTTGATGTTCCTAACGGGGTTAAGCTTCAAGCAATGCAATCACTTTCAGCTCAGCTGACTTACAAAGGAAAATTTGACGTAGAGTCTAGGTCGGTTGATATAAGAAATGGGCAAATGATGGGTTTCCCATTATCCTTCCCTCTCTTGTGTATCGTCAACTATTTATCGTTCAAGTACACTGTCAAAGGACATGTGCCTGTGAAGATTAATGGTGATGACATAGTGTTTAGATCAACACCACAAGTTGCAGAGAGATGGATGAATAATGTGAAAATTTCCGGACTGAAGTTGTCGAAAGGTAAGACTTTGGTGGATAAGTCGATGTTTACGTTGAATTCAACCTTGTTCTGTGCCACACGTGGCTCAGTGGTTAGGTTGCCCATGGTCAGAGCGAAGGCTTTATTCGGAACGGAGGAGGATTCTTTTTCCTCTTTGCAGTCCCGTTTTAAGTCTTTTTGTCCAGGGTATGGCAATGAACGTAGACAGATCTTACACACTGTTTTCCTCTCGGTCAATAGTAAGTGGATACTTGCTAGTGGCCGTAGTTTGAATCGAGGACTTCAGATGCAGGTCTCCTCAGGATTATTGAAAGCAACTCATTTATGGACGAGGGAATGTTCATATTTGGAGTTACCAGTAGAGCGGAAGCCCCCCATGGCCAAGTCTCTCTGGGAGAAGAAACCTAAGGGTTTTGCGATCGCTTATTCTGAGGGGAGGACTGTAATGAAAAAGGAAGATAAAGCACAATTCATACAAGCTGTTGTCGACGCTGCATGGGAGCCGTCTGATAATATGGATTATGCTGAATCAGAATTGAAAACTGGATTAAACATCTCTGGCTTTGGTCAGATGGTCACGCCTAGGTCGGCGAGACTGATGGGTATTTCAGTTAGAGAATTAAAGAGAAAGATTTCTCAGCGGAATGAAAAGATTTTTTTTGATTACCTCCAAAGACGTGTTCGTTTACGTCCTTTTTGGCAAAAGTTAGGCCCTAGGGCTACTCATTTTGTGTCAGAACGTAATGAACATTTTTTTGGTTCGATTTTGTATGGAAACGATGACAATCTATCGTCACTCGCCGATGACAGTGACGTACAAAGCGAAACTTACGAAGAAATGGATGAAATGATTTACGGGGCTGAGTCTGACGTCAGTGAACCTACTACCTTTTGGTCGTTTAATTATGATTATGGTACGGGTCCAGTGAAGTCAGTCACACCTTTTGTTAATAGGAAATTTTTGAGAAGTGGTCTCTGTAGCCAGTGTGGTGATCCAGGTCATAACATGTTTGGCTGTAGGAATCGCGGATCTTGGTTTCCTGTTCAGCATTGTTGTCATTAGTTCGTGGATTCCTTTCATGGAAGCTCACCAAGAGTACGTGGAGGCGTGGTATTTAAATGCCGGATGAAATTACCGGGATCTGTATTTCCACTTCATATTAATCGACGTTATGTCGGGCGCTAGCTTATGAACTTGATATTTAGTAATTATCTAATGGAATTGGATCAATACAACAGCCATCCTACGAGCAGAACTTATTATGACAGTTTATGTCCTCTGGTAAGGCACAAAGGGTCATTAATCTTGATCTGGATGTGGAGTCTCGACACAGGGCGCCTTTCATGGTCGATGTACGGTCATTCGTATCGATGATGTTAGTGATCACTGAAAGTGATTCCTTACTCTGTTTCGGGCTGAAATGAATGTAGGTAAGTGACAAGTGTCCCCAACCGGGGGGACTAAGAAATTTCCGGAGGTGCCGGTGCACTGAGAAG